ATTCACGACGCAATGCGCGGCAACATCACCGGACAGGCGACCGCAACAGAGATCAGCGTGGCGGAAAGTTCATCTGGTATGCGGATGGCGCACATCAAGCGGCAGTTTCAGGAGTGCGTCAATGAGGTGATGAAGAATGTCGCGTGGTATCTGTTCCATGATCGCAAGGTTGTCTTCCCGCTTGGGGAAGATGGCGCTGAAATCATGGGCGAAGCAGAGCCGATCTTCAGCGCCAGCGCAATGGTCGGCGTGTTCGACGATCTCGACATCGACATCGAGGCCATGAGCATGGAGCGCGTGAGCGACATCGTGCTTCAGAAGCGCTCGATGGAGATGCTTCAGATCATCGCGTCTCTTGCTGGTCAAGTGATCGCAGCGCCCCATGTGAAGTGGGACGAGGTCATGTCCTTGGTCGGAGACTCGCTCAACATCCCAAACTTCGCCGATCTGATCGACAAGCAGAAGATCGCACAGATGCAGCAGGGTGCAGGACAAGCACCACCCGGTGGAGAGAATGCCCTCGCACAAATCCTCGCACGAAGCAAGGCTTGAACTCAATGCCAAGTTACTCTTTTATCAACGAGTCCACGGGTGAGTCTGTCGAACTCTGGTTCGCAATGAAAGACGCACCTTCGATTGGAGCAACCGTTGAAGTTGACGGGAAGCAACTGGTCCGCGTCGTGAACGACTATCAGGTCGATCCCGGAACGAACAGGTCGCAGTATCCATATGTCTCGCAGGCACTTCCTCGCAATCTCGATGGGTGCAAGACAGACAAGAATGGAAAGCCCGTCATCATGTCAAAGCGCCATGAACGGAATGTAATGGCGCAGCACGGGTACGCAAAGGACTAGGACACCAATGAGTGAACCCCAGACCAACGATGAAATCGCAGAGGTCGAAGAGACCGACGCTGTCGCACCCGATGTCAAGGAAGACGCTCCGCGTGATGCGGATGACGATGTCCTTGATCGGCTTTTCGCGGACGATTCCGAAGAGGAATCCGTTCCTGCAAAGTCGGAGAAGCCCGTTCCTTCATCGAAGGAACGCGAGAAGGCCGTCGCGATTCTCAAGCGCGATGGGGTTCCTGACGAGATCCTCGCAACCGTTTCCGAAGACACCCTGAAGATGTGGGCCGACAAGGCTTCCAAGCGTCAGAAGGATGTCGATGGATTCGGGAAGAAGATGGCTGATCTTGAGAAGCAGTTGAATGGCAAGGCAAAGCCGGAGCCGCAGGACGATTCTTCCGATGAATCGGACGATGTCGAAGTCGATGTCGAACCCGAGTCTTCGGATACTGAATCAGACCAGCAGGAAGACCCGTTTGCTGAAGTCGAGGAACTGCTTGGCGCAGATGCGGCAAAGCCTCTAAAGGAGATGCGTGCCGAACTCGCCGAACTTCGCAAGCAGCAGTCTGCTGCTGCGGAGCAATCGTTGCTGATTCAGGTCGATGCCGCAGATTCCTATTTCCGTTCGCAATACGGTGAACGATCACCGGAACGGGACGCTGTGATTGCGGAAATGAATCGACTTGGAACGGCTAATCCCGGAACCTACAAGACCGTCATGCACCTCGCCGAGGAGGCTTACACCAACCTTGCTGGCAAGAAGGTCGTGAAGTCCGACGCACGGAAGATCGGACAGCCAACCGCTGTTCGTGGCGTGTCGCGCAATGAGCGCCCACGCACTCCCGCTGATTCGGAAGACGCGATCCTCGATGCACTCATGGACGGAAAGTCTCGCGACGAAGCCATGCGGCTAATCAGAAAGTGAGTTAGTCATGGGACAACCCATTCAGACGTTCAATGACTTCATGGCATCTACTGGTCCTACCTACCTGACCAGCGCAGATGCAGTCATCAACGAAGCAGTCAAGAACACCTACGCCTTCTCGCGCCTCCTGAAGGACAAGACTTCGGAAGCAACCGTTCAGGGTGGTAATGAGATCCGTGACGTTGTCATGTTCAATGACAGCAGCACCTACGATCACTACCTCCCGAACGACACTTTCAACTGGCGGAACGCACAGGTTCTGTCCACGATCAAGTGTCCGTGGCGCTTCAGCATCGACCATATGGCGTGGACGGACCACGAAGTCGAACTGAACAGCGGCGAAGGCGCTGGTCGCGATTACGTCAAGAGCCAGTACAAGCGCCTCAAGCGCCAGAAGGAGCAGCGTCTGTGGACCAGCCTTCTGAACGGCTTTGAGAATGACCTGTGGGCCAGCACGTTCGGCAACAGCAACAACATGGAGAACGGCGGCGGTTCGCTCCCGTACTCCCTGCCGTGCTTCATCACGGAAGTCCCGGACTTCAACAACGCCTACGGCGTTCGTGGTGGCGCTCCGCTTGGCTGGTCGAGCGTGATGAACCTTGGTCTCAATTCCACCGGAACGACTACTACTGGCGAGAACCGTTGGACGAACCAGATTTCGTACTACAACGTGGCTTCTGACGGAAATACTGCCCGTACTGTCAAGACTGGTATTGACAACGTCAAGGACAACACCAGCACTTATCGCTATAGCGCCCCGACTGGCGGTCTCATTACCGCTTTCGACGAAATGTGGCTCAAGTGTTCTTTCACCCCGCCCAGCACGAAGCAGGAATACTTTGAACGGGCTGAACTGAACCGTCAGATGATCCTTGCTTCGCGCCTCGGCATCAACCAGTACAAGCGTTTCCTTCGCGCTGCGAACGATACGCTGGTCAGTTATCAGGATGCTGCTTACGCCAATCCGACGTTTAGCGGCATTGAACTGATGTACTGCGCCAACCTTGATGATGCTGCGATTTTCCCCGGTGGCGTGACCCGTACGAACACTACGGGCGTTCTGTCGGGCAATGCAAGCACCACCACGGGTTACACCGAAGCGACTGCTACTGACGCTGGCGCTCGTTACTACTGGGTCAACGGCAACTACCTGACCCCGATCTATCACTCGCGCCGCTACTTCAGCAAGCACGAAGTGATGAAGCACCCGAACCAGCCGTTCACCTACGTTCAGGTGGTCGATTGCTGGTGGAACCTGTTCTGCAATTCCCGTCAGCGTCACGGCATCGTTGCCCCGCTGAACTACACGCCCTGATTGAGTTGGTGGCCGGGGAAACCCGGCCACCAATCTCCCCAAAGAAAGGAATCAACACATGATTCTCTCTCCTACTTTCGGACCCGTTGGCATTCAGCCTTGTGGTGCTGTCGCGTCGATGATCAACAAGCACAGCGCGGCTGTTGCAATTGGTGATGTCGTTATCACTTCGTTCAACCATACCAACGCTGTGTATCCTCCGGCTTCTTCGGATCCGCAGAGCATCACCAATCTCCGACTTTCGCCGTTTGCGTGCATCAAGTTGGCAGAAGGTGACGTTGCTACGTCGAACTGCGGTTACATCGGCGCTGTTGTCGGTCTCGGAAGTGCCGCTGGTGCTTCTGGTACTGAAGTTCTTGTTCAGTTTGGTGGCGTTGTCAAGGCAAATGTGAAGTGTGATACGGCTGACACGCTTGCTCTTGGCGGCAAACTGTTCTTGAGCGATACCGCTGGCCGACTCGGTACTGCGACCGATTCTGCCAATCCTGATACCACCGTTGCAGTCGCGCTCAATTCTGTTACGGCAAACACCAGCGCGATCATTGATGTGCTGCTGTTCAACGGACCGATTGACGGTACTGCCACGGCTCTGTCCTGATCTGAAACAACCATTCACCGCTTGGGGGGGAAACCCCCCAAGCGGATTTCCATGCCAACTTTCGCTGAAGCAAAGAATCATGCTGTCCTTGCCGTCGGCGGATATCCGTCGCTGGCTCCCGGACAGACACGCAATCAGCGCCTCGCCGAGATCGTGAATCAGGCAGGGCAATATCTGTTCTCTCGTCCGTGGCGATTCCGTGAGAGAACGGGCAAGGTTCTTGCAATGACGGCTAATCAGTCGTACATCGATTTGCCAAGCGATGTCGAGGAGATCCTTTCGATCATCTCCTTGCAGACTCTTGGATATCTGATCGAGATGGTCACTCCTGACCACATGGAACAGTTGCGCCGTCTGGGCATCACCATGACTGGACCCGGCATCACCCACGCCGTGTTCACTCGATCAGCGCCGAATGATGGAAGTTCTCTCCCCGCTGTTCGTCTGGATGTATTTCCAACTCCCACCGCGAACGTGACTGAAGCCATCGCAATTCGGTATCGAGCCAAGTGGGTGGTGATTGCTGACAGCGCTGCCGATTCTTGGGAAATTCAGATTCCCAAGTATTGCGATGCCTTGTTCATCGCATATTGCCGAGCATTCGCGCAGGCGTATGAAGACGAAGGACTGACTGGTCGTCTTCAGGAAATTGATGCTGGTCCGATTCTTTCGACTGCCAGCACCAAGGATGGGCTGCTCCAGCGTGATCTTGGTCGCATGAGACCGTCGCGTTCTCCAACTTCCGTCAATTGGACACGGCCTGACTATGGCTACGTCCAGAATCCGAACTGACCATGAACTACAAGGGACAGTATTCAGATCAACTCATGTACGTCGTAGGAGACGTTGTCACCATTGGTGGCAGTTCTTATGCGTGCAGGAAGATGACCAGCGGAGAATTTCCCACAGCCTCTTCGTCATGGACCATGATTGCTGCTGGAGGCGCAACTGGCGCAACTGGCGCTGATGGCCGTCCGGGCAAGGATGGCGAAAATGGCGTTGGCATCCCAGACAATGGCGAGGAAGGGGAGATTCTTGTCAAACTCGGGTCTTCTCCATACGAATGCCGCTGGTCTCGCATCAATGCGGCAACGATTGGGGCTGCGAATCGGGCGCATCTGCACGCCATGTACGACGTTTCTGGACTGGAATCAGCCCTGAACCAGAAGGCAGAATCGTCTCATCAGCACGGGATTGCCGATATCGACACGCTGAAGCAGCAACTCGATTCCAAGGCAATGATGCAGCACCAGCATCTTGCATCGGACATCGTTTCTGGAACGATTGATGTTGATCAAGTCATCGCTGACTCGGTGAATGTCGGATCTGTCATCATTTCCGATCAGTCAATCAGCGGATCGGCTCGGATGTCGATCAGTCTGGACGGTGTTGATCGAGTGAGCATGGTCAACGACGAGGTTCATATCTCCGGAAATGCCATCATCTCCAGACTTACGGTTACTAGTGGTGCAGACATCAAGTCATCGTCGCAAACTGGTAAGCGTGGCGACATCGTGATTGGATCCGACTACATCTTCGTGTGTGTTTCCGACAACAAGTGGAAGCGGACTCCGCTTCAGGAGTGGTAATCGAGTGGCACAGCAGGACTTTTACGGAACGGCGCATTCTCTGACGCAACAGAAGACGCTGATTCGCGATCTTCAGGTTGCTGCTGGTACTCACGCGACCATTTCCACCAGCAATACCGCTCGCGTCCCGACTACCACCGCCCCGACTACCACCGGAAGCCAAATTGTGTGGCAGACCGAGGGCATGACGCTGATGAAGGTCATCCCATTTCAGACCGTTTCAACGGGCGGGAATCTCTATACCGGGCTATCAGCACGCATGGTTGGATGGAACATAGTTGCGGAAGGTAATACCCGCCTGTATGTGCCGCATCTGATTGCTGATTTCACCATCACTCCATCTGCTGCTGCAACATTCTCGCTGACCACTCCGTCTACGGCAGCAACAAGTTTTACGCAGACACAGGCGCTCGGGGTGAATTACGGTGATGCAAAGGTATTCAACGCTGACTCGACTTCCGGTCTTGAGACTCCAGCATTTGCGCTTGTTGACACCGTCGGATGCGCTCTCATAAGCCTGATTTTCCGATCAGCAACAGCGTCTGGAACCAATTACGCAAACGCTTTCTGGTCTTCCCTGTGATATGAGAACTCGCGACAGAGTTTCAAAGTCGGCATCATTCGCTCCATATCGGGAGCGGATGGGATTGCTTTCGACTATTGAAACTCCTGTTGCAGATTTCAACGCCGCCGACGGAACCCTTGGCGGATGGTCGTATTCGCGAACCGCGCCGACTGGAACCAGCGTTGTTGACGGCTACTACGTCAACTCCGCTGGGTTGCTCTCAATCGCTGGACGAACGACTCCTCGATTTGAGTATGACATTTCGACCAAGGCGCTTCTTGGTATGCCGATGTACCCGGCAGTTACGAATCGTGCATTCCAATCAACTTCATTTGGAACTAGCGGACAGACATACAACTGGGCAAGGACGAATTGCAACATCGCAACTGGCATTGCCGATCCCGCTGGTGGAACGAATGCGATAACTATCAGCACATCATCAGGACAGACAAACGGCACATTCTCTCAATCAAGGGGATACACAGCGGCTGCTGCGAAGTTCTTTTCTGTATGGGTAAAGGGTGATGCAAATACACAGACCATTGAGTTGAGCGTCACCGGAACATTCACAACCGTGACTGTTCAGCAGTATTGGACTCGCGTGTGGGTCAAAGGAATTGCTGGCGCTGCAAACCCTTCAATTCGATTGGTTGAGGCAAACAATTCAGTAACGGTATTTGGCCCATCTGTTGATACGTCAACTACCACTACAGATCTTTATCCCGCACAACTTGCACTTGCAAATGATGAAGCGGTGACGCAGGCTGATCAATTGGTGGCTCGATCAATAAATGTGAAACAGGGATTCACAATTGCTGTTGATCTGAATATGTCGTTTCAGAACAACACTATTGATCGGTCGATTTTCAATTTCAACACAGCGCAATTTGCTTTTACTCCATCTGTCAGTCTTCAAATTTTGCGAACTACTCCTACAAATCAATCGGTAGTGACAATCACGACCTCTGATGGAGAAGAGTTCTATCCAAGCAGCACCTACGTTGATCTTCCAACATCAAGATGCAAGTTTGCAATGTCTATTGGTTTGGATGCTGATGGAATTGGCAATTCAACATTCTGGCTCAATGGAACTACTGGTGTTGTAGATGGGTCAGGCGTTTATTACAACGAAATGTCACTCTCTCCAACGGTGACATCGTCTCGTTGCTTCTATATCAACAGGCTGACACTTTGGCCGAAGGTTCTTCCCTCAATCGTCTTGAGGAATCTAACTAGGTAGTTCAATGACAATTGAAAACACGAACATCAAGGTCAGCCTGTCTACTGCCAACTGGATTGGCATCGCGGCCATTGCGTTGACCCTGCTCGGGATGCTTATTCCCGCATACATCAATCACGACCGTCTGCTCATGCAAGTCGTGACGAATCAAGAGAGCATGAGCAAGCGTCTCGACAAGATCGAGGCCAAACTTGAAAGGACTGACCGATGAGCGATCTGCTGAAGAATTCGTCTTGGAAGACCACGGGTGCTGGCATTGCCGCCATTCTGGTGGCTGTCGGCGCTTGCCTGACCGCCCTGACTGACAACAACCCGGTGACCGTTCCGGATTGGGGTTCCCTTGCCGCTGCCGTGCTGGCTGGCGTGGGCCTGATCTTCGCCAAGGACAACAAGAAGTCGGAATGATCTATGACTTTGTCCGAGCAATCGTCATGTCCCTGTTGCAATGGTTGCAGGGGATCGCTGCGGGACGAGGTCAAGGTGCAGATGCTCCTTCTGATCGCCGTCTTCTTGGCCGTGCTGGCGCTCGTATTCACGACTGGCTGCACAAGGACGGTGCTGGTAAGCGAGTCCAGCCCGATCAGGATGGGGCCGGAAGTGCGCGGGAAGATCTACACCAAGACCGCTGATGGCTGGCAGTTGGGAGACAATGAGGTCAAGATTCCAGAGGGCTGGTACTGCGTGCCGCCGTCGTTCGTAGAGGAGCATAAGTAATGTCAACCAAGATCCAACTTCGCCGCGACACCGCATCCGCTTGGACAAGCGCCAATCCCGCGCTCGCTGCTGGCGAGATCGGCTACGAGACCGATACCCGGAACATCAAGATTGGTGACGGAACGACTCTGTGGAACAGCCTGAAGTATCAGGCTCCGTATTACACGGGAACGAATAGCACCCTTGCTAATGGAACGCTTTCGGTAGACCAGACCAACAACCGTGTTGGCATCGGAACTACTTCACCATCCACTTTGCTGCATGTGAAAGGATCTTACGCAACCGGACATGTGCGTATTGAAACAACAGGAGATATTGGTTCCGGTTCTCCATGTTATGCAGGTTTTTACGGTACAACTGGAAGAGGTGGATATTTTGGATTTGGTGGCTCTTCCAATACGCTGGACATGTGGAACGATGCGGCTGGCGTTACTAGATTTGCCACAAATAACACAGAACGTATGCGCATTGATTCTGCTGGTCTTGTTGGAATTGCAACAACTTCTCCGGCGGGGTATCTCGGCGTTGTTGGCGATGTGATCATTGGCAATCAAGCCACTACTGGCACTACTGGAACCACGCGGTTGGTTGCGTCTGCTGGCATCAATTACATTCAGTCTGCTCAAGCCGCAACGGCAGGATCTGCTGCACCATTGGTCATTTCTGCTTATGGAGGAGGTGCTGAATGGATGCGCGTAACTAGTAGTGGTGTTACGTCAAGCGGCTTGATCACCGCTAATGCCGGACTAACTGTTCCAACTGGTCAGGCTCTGACGGTTGCTGGGAACGGAACTGTATCAGTTCCAGCAGGATCAATCGCCGGAGCAGCACTTGCAGACAACGGCGTGACCGTTGCAAAACTTTCACAACTGGCAGCAGGAAATTTCCTAGGAAATTCAACTGGATCGACCGCAAATGTTGCTGCTGTTACTCAAGCGCAGGCAAGGACCATGCTTGGTCTTGTTGCTCCTGCTTATACAGCCCCCGTGGTTGATACAACTACATGGGTTGATCTTGCACTCACAGCAACTTCAACAGTCACCAAAAATTTTGATGCAACTACATTGCCAATTGGAGTTCCTGTAGTTGTAGCAATTAGATTTGCAAGAAGTTCTGGTAATGCTCAAATTGATTGCAATTTGGTTGTTGAGTCTTCTGAAACTGTGGTGATTTCATGCAGCGATCAAGCCACCACAACTACATCATGGACTAATCCCGGTAGCGGAAATCTGAATTATTGTTATTGGTATAAGCGGAATGTTGCACAACTTCCTGACCCTGATGTTCCTCCTGTCACCGTTTCTGGAGCGCAAACTTATTCCGTGTTTACTTGGAGACAATCAACTGGAAATAGCACTAATGGACCGCGTTGCTGGGTGTATATGTTGAGGCTTTCCTAATGCCATACACGCAAGCGATCATCCCCTTGCGTGGCTGGATTACGGACACCGCGTATAGCGGTGTTCCGGAGGGATATACCCACGACATCCTGAACATGATCCCGGCGGATCCGTTCCGTCGAAAGATTCGACTTGGAACTCGTCCGGGCTTCAACCGGATGTACCGCTTCGCTACCAACTCGGTGGTCCAATGCCTTGTTCGCACCACGGCGTTTAGCGGTGCAACCAATCCCGTGGTCAAGGATCGCGTGCTGGTGGTGAACGCTGGCAAGATCTATTACATCGATCCGGGTAATGATCCAGTTCAGGTGCTTGAGGATGGAACTAGCAGCACCGCCGCAGCGCTGAATACGACAGGGCGAATTGAAGGAGTGCAGCGAGGTCAGTACTGCTATTTCGTCGATGGCACGAACTATAAGAAAGTTGATCTGTTTGCCAATCCGCCGCATTGGCAGTCATGGAGCGGCGCGGATGGACCAGAAGACCATGTCAAGAAAGTCATCGGCGGAACGACTTTCACGGCAACTCTGATTGCGTTGTTTGGTGGACGGTTAGTTCTTGCTGGCGTTCGTCAACTTGAGAACGTCTGGTTCATGTCTCGGATTGAAAATCCGGATCATTGGGCCGCAAGTACATCAACGGCAGATGATGCTATTGCAGGAAATGATGGTCAATGGGGCGTTCCGGGTGACAACATTGTCTCGCTAATTCCATTCGGTCAGGGCAGCATCATCTTTGCTGGATCGAAGTCGATGTCCATGCTGACGCAGGATCCGGTCTTTGGCAATGCGTCAATCCAGCAGATGAGCCGCACCGTTGGCATTGTTGGTCCGCGTGCGTGGTGCAATGGTCCAGAGAAGACCGTGTACGTTCTCGCGCAGGATGGCTTGTATCGGCTGAATCCAAACGATTTCAATGTTGATCGTGGCCAATTGGTTTCGTTGAGCAGGCTCGATTCGTTCTTTGACAACGTGAAGTGGGAAGATATCGATGCATCGCTCGTTTATGATGTTGAGCGCCGAGGTCTGTGGATTTACCTGACTCGTACCGATCAGCCGACAAGCAGCACGCATCTGTTCTACTCTGATCAGGTTGACGGTTTCTTCCCGTTCAAGATGTACGATCCGACGTTTGTCGGCGCGTATTCCCATTGCCAGATGCTGACCACCGATGGTCGCAATCAAGTCGCCCTAATGGGAAGTAGCGATGGGATGCTCGGCTACTTCGATCAGAAAGTCGTTGCTGGAATTGATGGGTATGTTGCGGCTGGATATCCGGTAGAGCGAAATCCAACTGTCCAGCAATCAATTGCCCAGCAAATCCCAAGCAGGATTTCGATTGGGCCGATGGTTTCAACGCAACCCGGTCTTGCATTCTGTAGCGAAGTCCAGATTGAACTTGGCGCTGACGTTTATCTCCCAGACACAAATGTGAAGGGGAGTGCAACCAATCCGCTCGCGCAATTGCTATCGGCTGACACGGCGCAGGAAGCGATTGCGGAGAACATCAACTCACTATTGATTTCCGCGTTGGTGTCCATCACCGCAAACGGTGGAAATGCGAATTTGTCAGGGCCATCAGGAGTCGCTGGTAGCGATCCGCAATTGTCCCCTGATTACAACGGCGGCGGTGCTTCACAGACCGTCACCGAATACCTCGATGGTCAGTTTTCAGCGCCGATTGAAGGAACATATACCACTCAAGACACGTTCGTTGATCCTCTTCGTCGTGTTTACGAGGATAACGACAGCGTCTACGAATTGGTTCGCGGATCGATTGGTGGCGCTACTCGGTGGTACATCCGATTCCAGAGCGGCGACTATCAAGACTTCCCGCTGTTTGTTCAGCAACAGGTGAACGGGCAGTACGCAGAAGATCCAAGCGTTGGCGAGTATCGATACACGGTTACCAACCCATCGGGCGGAATCGTGTCAACGCTTTCTACCGTGACTGATTCGATCTCCATCAACCTCTTTGAAGGCGCGACGGTCACAAGTCTTGGAAATCTGGCAGAGGGAGCAAACAACCGGATGCGGTGTCGCGTTCGTGCAAACGCGATGTTCTTGCGTCTATCTTCCTCTGGGTATCCGTTTGCAATTGAACGCATCGCCGCCAACCTAGAGCCTGTCGGCCCACGAAGGACGGTCATCGATGTCTGATCACGCTATCGATCAGTCCGAGTTGGAGCGGATCCGCCGATTTGAGCAGGCGCTTCTTTCCATGCCCCAAGTGAGCATGGAGACGGCCAGCCTCCTTCACGGCCAGATGTACGCGCGGACCATCTTCATTCCGGCTGGTACTGCGGTGACCGGGACTCTGACAAATCTGGACAACATCTGCATTGTGTCCGGAGACATCAGCGTCACTACGGACAACGGGATGCAGCGGCTGGTCGGATACCACGTTCTTCCTGCGTCCAAGGGGTACAAGCGCGTGGGGTACACCCATCGCGACACCTACTGGACCACGCTCATTCACACCAAGTCAGACACCGTTGAGGCGGCGGAAGACGAGATGACGAGTGAGACGCATCTTCTTCAGACCCGCCGACCCGGCATCGAGTTTGACTGGGCCAGCAAGGCTCGATCTGACTACAACACATTTGTGCGTGAGTTTGGTCTGCCGCTTGGATTCATCGATGCCGTCATGCGTCGTACCGACGATCTTGTCGAGACCGATGCGTGCTTCCGCAACATGGTCATGTCCGAGTCTAGGATCCACGGTATTGGCGTTGTCGCCATCCGTGAAATCTCTGCCGGGGAGTGCATCGCCCCTGCCCGTCGGGACCAAATGCGGTGCGTTGCTGGCCGCTTCACGAACCACTCCCATGAGCCGAACGCAGAATTCCGGGCTACCGGAATTGGCGACCATGTAGACATGATAGCGTTGTGTGATATTGCAGCGGGAAGTGAGATTACGGTGGATTATCGAACTTCTGGCCGAGTGGCGCACGCCCTAGAGATGGAGATCTGAAATGTCATTCATCGGAGCAGCAGTCGGAATCAGCGCTGGTGCAGCAGCCGCAATCGGTACTGGCCTTGCCGTTGGCGGCGTGGTGGCCGGAACGGGCGCTATCGCATCAGGAATCCTCGCCAAGCAAGCCGCCGATGCCAAGGCGCGTGCATATCGCACCATGACGGAATGGGCTGGAGGTCAGTATCAGGATCTCGGCAAGTACCAGCAAGAGAAGCAAGACAAGATCCTGAAGTCTTTCCTTGAGAACCGCACAACCAACTTGTCCCAGTACAAGGGTGGATACGAACAACTCATCGGTGATTTCGACAAGCGTTTCAAGGATCTGGAGAACGCATACGCCCAGCAATCTTCTGGAATTACCAACCAGTTCCAAGAGGGAATGAGGGGTGTTCGCCAAACTGTCGAGGTTGGGCGAAACAACACGCTTGCAGCAATTGATCAGGCGACTACCCAAAACCTCGCTCGGATGCAGCAGTCACAGGCATTTACAGGACTTGGAGGAACATCATTCGGTCAATCTGCTCTTGCTGCCCAGCAGTCACAGGGCGCTCTTCAGAAGGGCGTTGTTCAGGAGCAGTACGCCAGTCAGTTGGCTGGAATCGAACAGGCGATGGTTCAAGGAACTACCAGTCTTGAACAGCAGCGGCTGGCAAATCTCACGCAGATGGCGCAAGCCCGTACTGGCGGTGGCTTGACACTCCAGCAGCAGTTCTTGCAGCAGCAGTTCGCGCAGCGTGAGGATGTTGCCCGTCAGCAGACTGCACTTGGCGCTGACTTCCTGAACGCCCAAGTCAACCTTGAGCGCGAACGAGTCGCTCGGGTGATGGGCGGAAAGCAGGCACAGGCGCAGTACGCCGGATCTGGATATCAGGCGGCGGCGGCAATTGTCGGCGGCGCAACCAGCGGTATCGCGTCTGGAATCATGGGTATGTATCAGCCGTACATGGCCGGAGCCGCTTATTCGGCTGGCCTGCGAGCATAAGGAGAATCACGATGTCGGCAGGAACACCACAGCAGGACATGGAGCGGCAGAGCGCCCAGAACGCCACCTATATGGGAAACCTTGGACGGTTCTTCATGTACGCGGGAACCGGGATGGCCCAAGGAATTGGCGCTGGACTTGCCAATACGGATCTCAACAACCCGTGGCGGGGTGCGGGAATGGCTATTCAGGGTGGTCTTGGAATGGCAAATGCCGCGCAGCAGACCCAGTTTCAGTACGACACCGAGCAGGCGCAGATGCCGTTTACGGTCGAGAAGGCCAAAGCGGCGGCAGCGCTTCGGCTGGATGAGTATCAGGCAAAGTTGCAGAAGGATCTTGAAAACGAGAAGGCGATGCTTGGGACTTTCAAAGCATCAAAGACCGAGTCTCGTCGCAAGACCGAAGAAGAGATGCTTGATACCGGGGAACTCAACATCGGTGCGTCGTACCTTTCTCCGGCTGGAAAGGTCTTTCTTGCCCAGCAGGGTCTTGCCGCAAGCCGTGCAGCCCAGTACCTGACCGGAGTGAATTCCGGCGTGAGGGGGATGGCGTAATGGAACCAGCACTTGATACCGCCATCAATAGACTTGATGGATCCATGAGCAATCCTCGCAAGAATCGCGCCATGTACGCGAACGGGTTCCGCCAACAGGAGATGCAGAACAATGTTCCGCGAATTTCCGAACAGGATCTCCCGCCGATTGTCAATCAGGCTGTCGAATACGCGGACCGGGACCGTACTGCGTACATCGGCAATCCGACCAACGTCAAGAATCCGACGTTCATGCAGGCCGTAAGCGGCATTGAGAACGGTGACTTTGAAGGTCTGGAGATGCTGAACTTCGGAGCGCTCGCCGACGGCACTCCGGCGGCTGCGTTCGTCGATGAAGACGGCCAGCGCCAAGTCATCAAGTTGACCGTGCCGCAATGGATGGCTGCAATCGAACATCGTTCGCAGGGCCGTCAGCAACTGGAGCAGCAGCGCATCCTCGATGCCAAGCGTCGCCAGTTCCAGCCGTACTTCAACAACATGGCAAAGAAGGTCTCTGCAGCCAACGACCCGGATATTGGTGGCTACCTTGCCGCCATGTATCAGAACGATCCGGAAATGGCTGTCAAGCAACTCGGCGAGTTCATGCGGCAGCAGCAGAAGCAGGACGCGGAGATGATCACTTGGCGCGGCAAGCCAGTCACCAAGGAGTTCGCGCAACAGGCGCTGAACATGGAGTCTGCTGAATACAAGCAAGGCAACGATTCGTATCGGCAGAGTATGTCTGCATATGCGGACCAGCCGTATGCAGCGCCGCTCATCGAGAACATGATCGCTCTTCGGCGCAAGCCAGAGCAGTACTCGATGCCAAGCACCATGACCCTTGTGGACAATTTGAATCAGCAGAATGCTGGTCCGCTTCCAATGGTGTCGCTCTTGCACGCCATGACCAAGCCGATGATGACCCCGCTTCCGCAGCCGATTACCTTGCCGCATCGTGGCAATGACGGCCAGTACAACCTTGCGGACATCACGAATCTGCTCAACAATTTCAATTCCGTGAGCCAGCGGCTTGGTTGGAGTCCGGTTCTTGCTGCCGACGAAGTTGGCTTGTCTGCTCTTGTCGATGCCCTAGACATCGCCAACAATTCGCAGGGTTCCCTGTCGAAGGTCGCAGCGCCGTCCGCCCGTACTGTTCCTGTGTCGATTCAGCGCCAGCAGATGGCGAATGAGGCATACGCGCAGCGCGAGACTCTGAAGTACGGCGGCGGGATGCCGCAGCAGGATCAGGGAAGTGGCCAGCAGCAGGGCGGCGTTTCAGAGCAGGAAGCACTTGCAATCCTGTCAGAAGCCGTGTCGATGCTGCAAGTAAATTCGACAGAAAACCGAACGGTTGTGCTTCAGCGAATTGCCAGCCTTGGAAATGATCCGGCTCGCCTAAAGGCTGCGAATCAATATAGCGATGAGCAGAAGCAGATGATCATTCAGGCGGCACAGATCATTAGTCAGTATCAGAATCAGCCCAAGTAACAGGGAATCAGATGCCAGACAATAATCAGCAGTCGTTGCTCGATCTCGTTCGCGAGATGCCTGTCGAGAAGAACTATCTCGATCTTGTGCGCGAAATGGGCATGGAGAAGCGCCAGCAAACTGCGCCCGGTGGCATGGAAACGCAGGCTGCTGGCGAAACCGCTGGAGCCATGTTGTCTTCCGGTCTTACGCCATTCGGATTTCAGCGTGGCGCAGAAGCCCTGTCGGTTGTCATGGCGAAGTTGTTCGGCGACGAAGGTACTGGTCAATTGGCAGAGCAGATCTATCGCGCTGATGACAAGACCTTGCAGGCTGGCGGTGGAATCCGGGATACGGTTGGCCGATCTCTGGCTGGAATGACTGCCGCCACCGTTCGCGGTGCAGCAACAACGATTGAAGCGGTTGTGCCGGATGTGGTTGATCCGATGGCAAAGGTTGAAGGATTCACTCGCGGTATGGCAAATACTGCAACGGTGACTTCAGATACGTTTACCGACAAGGTCACCGCTGCCGTTACCAATGGCGTTGCCAACATCGCACTTGGTGTTGCTGCTCCGATGGCTGCTCCAGCGCTGTTCTTCCTTCAGGGTGCTGGCGGCGCTGCAAACGAATACGATCAGGCGTACATCGATGGGATGCTTTCCCAGCGGGACGGAATCTATAAGCCGGGTGACAAGTACATTGCTGCGCTCAAGGGCGGTGTCATTGAAGGTGTAACCGAATGGCTTGGAGCGAAAAGCGCAAAGTATCTTGGCGCTACATTTTGGGGTAAGCAAGCCGCCAAGTCCATTGAGAAGATGAATCCGGCAATGAAGTTTGCCGTCGGTACTGGGCTTGCCTATGCGTCGGAAGCGGCTGAAGAAGGCGGCGCTTCTATTGCCTATTCGCTGACCAAGAACTGGCAGGGACAGGAGCGCCCTGAATTCTGGGATGGCGCGAAGGAAGCATTTGCCGATGCGTTTTACGGCGGATTCGGTGGCGCTGGCGCACACCCGCTTATTGCCGTTGGTGAAGCAGCACAGGCGAAGCGGATTCGGAACCGCATCAGCGCAGAAATCGCGAGAAGCAACAACGCATTCGCTGACCCCGACTTCTGGGATGCAATGCCGAAGGCGACCGTTGATGCGATGCGTGCGATGTCTCCGCAGGAGCGGCAAGCAGAACTTTCATCCGCTCGCGACGCATACCACCAGTCAAACGCAGATCGTCAGGCTGGTGCTGCTGCGTTGAATTCAGCGGCGAGCGCTCTTGACAACGCGCAGAAGGAACTGTCTCGCGCCAACAAGCGCGGCAAGCAGGACGCAATTGACGTTGCGACCAAGAACGTAGAGGCTGCACAGGCTGGATTCGATTCGGCATTTGCCAATCAGTCAATTCTTGGTGCTGAACTGTTGGCCGCTCGCACGCGCCTGATGACCATCGCGGCGTTCAATGGGCGGAATACTCCGACCATCAAACTGAACACCACGGATGTTCTGGCTGCGGAGAAACTATCGGTTGCCGCTCCCACCAGCGATACGGACAGCAAGGTCCAGTCCGAGATGGAGTCTCTTGGGTACGACGTTCAGTTCTACGATCCCACGGATCCAAACGACACTCGCCCTGCATTCTACAGCCCATCGACTCCCAACACGGTTTACCTTCGTTCCGGCATGAAGGAATCCGAGTTTGCTGCTGCGATGGGATATGCCTATCACGAAGTCATCCATGTAATTCAGGCGACCGACGGAGATCTCTACAAGGCTCTACGGCAGTCGTTTGACGAACAATCCACGGTGGAGGCTGGTGTCCAGTACTTCAACGACAAGTTGCGAGCGGATGACAGGCTGGCCCAGACTGCTGCCGGGACCATCGCAGCGGAAGTCGGTGGTGTCAGCGCTCGTCCCATGATGCAGGGGCAGATGGTTGAGGAGCGTGCCGGACGCGCTCTGCTTCAGGCTGAAGGCGAAGCGCAGATCACCCAGTCTGCGATGGAAGAATTCTTCAAGACCGGAAAGGCTCCCGGCCTACTCGGTCGCGTCATCATCAAGTTGGGCCTTCGTGGCAAGCAGGCGGCAACTGCTCTGCGCGTGCGTTCGGTGCTGATGAAGGGGGCGCAGGAGCGCATCGCTCGTAAGGCTGCTCCCGCCAAGGTCGGAAGCGAAGTAGCGCTGACTGAATTTGGTCGGCAGATGGTTGAAGCAATGGGGGTTGCTGGCGCTGTCCAGATGGCCGAGACTGCCCCAGCGCCAACCGCCCCATCGACTACGGCTGCTGCCCCTGCCGCCGCTGCGGCTGCGCCGTCTGCCGCTCCCGTCCCACCGTCCGCTTCGGCGGCGGTGCTGACGGCGAGCGGTATGACACCTGCAGAAGCGGCACGGGCCGAGACTCCGGACTTCAAGGCGATGGTCAACCTTGCCGTGAACAACATCCGAAAGGGCGACAAGACGTTCGCGCAGGGCAAGCGCCTGTACCCCATCATGGCTGCAATGGAATCCGATCCGTCAACGCTGTCAGATGATGACAGGCAAATCGGTCGGCAGATGCAGCAGGAGATGTACGCCGAGTTCGGCCCCAAGTACGCAACGCTGTGGGCGCGTCCGTCCAAGCCGAAGAGCGACGTTGGTCACAAGCGAGAAAAGGCTACTGGTCGCTACGTTGGCGCTCCTGACTGGATTGGCGGATCCCCTGCCAAACTGAAGCAACTGCGGACCAAGTTGCGCCAACTCGCCTTGGAGGGCGAGGATGGCAAGATGTGGTATGAGAATTCAAGCAGGGCAATTCTCGACATCGTCAACGGCGACGTTGATGAAGCAGAGAAAATCGTCGCCCTGATTGCCATCTATTCGCCAAACGCCACCGTTCCGGCAAACATGGCGATGGCGCTCACGGCGTACTACCAATGGAAGGCCGGAGTGGAAATCAAGGCTGGCCTTGGTAGTGGAAACGAGAAGGCCACGGATCTTCTTGTCAATGGCAAGGCTTGGAGCGGCATCAAGACCAACTCGTTCTATCAGAACCTGATGGTTGAAATTGCTCCGGAGAAGTTGGACGAAGGCGTTGCCACGATGGATATGTGGATGGCGCTGGCGTTTGACTACGGAGACAAGGCGCTCGATCAGGGTCCGAAGTACAAGTTCTCTGAACGCGAGATCCAGCGTCTTGCGGGAGAACTTGGATGGAAGGCGCATCAGGTTCAGGCCGCGATCTGGACGGCAATGAAGGGGCGCATTGACCCGATCCGTGCTGATCTGAAAGAGCATGAACTGAAGGTCGGAATCGGAGAGATGGTCAAGAAGGTTGATCAGGAAACCAAGGAGGTTTCTGACGTATATCGCGTGAAGAAAGACCGCGAATACGACCATTTCAAGTTGGCTCACAAGATGGGCATGGCACGCGCCATTACCAAGGAAGGTGTTGCTGACAGCAAGTACGACTTCAGCAACGCGATCAATGATCGTCTGGCACAGTTGTCGTGGGAAGCCACCCCAAGCACGGCGACTGGCCGATCACTTCCCGGAATCCACACGGCTACGACCGAGCAGAAGTTTGAGTACCTGAATGCCATTCGCGAAATCCTGTTCAAGGGCGGTCGCGATGTGATCGCCGATATGGCTGGCCTGCCGCAGGGACGAACCTTCACCGGATTCAGCGCGTGGGGCAGTCAGGTCGGCGCTGGAGCGCAGACTCTTGTCCCGGTTCCGATGGCGAATACTGGCAAGAATCGGGCCATCAAGCCAGAGGCAAAGAAACTTCTCAATCTTGCATCATTGATCAAGGGGTTTGTGCTTGAGCAGGACTCGGTTGTTTATCACACGCCAATCTGGGAAGAAGCAAAGATTCGCCACAACGGCATCAGCCTGATGACTGATCGTGCGCTTGACGAATCTGAAATGAACTTGCTTTATCAGAAGATCTACGACCGATTCGGAATGTGGGATCTTGCGCCCGGATACCGCGAAGACGGAATCAGAGTGTTGAACTTTGTCGAAGGTCTCAAGGACAAAGATTTCCAGCAGGGGATGAAAGAAGTGCTTTCGTCCTTGCCGGATGACTTCGGTGGTGGTACTGTCCGTGTGAAGACCTTCCGGTCGGACGGCAATTACCTCGGCAACAATTGGGAGAAGAATCCAAATGGCGAAGATTATCTATCTGAAATCCAGTCCGACCGACCCGATCTACTCGATGGGGTCAGAGATCTACGCCGCCGTGTCCAAGCCGTCAACCAAGACTTCAATGCCAAGTACGGATGGGGATCAACAGCAGTCTATGCCGCCCGACGAAAGGCAACTGTCGATGCATCAGTCATACGAGCAGGCTCTCTCGGAGTGGCTCGGGAATACGGAAACGCAGTTGCAGGAGCCTCTCGTTTCACAGGAATCCACTTCTCCGGAGAATCCCGCGCAAGGCTGAATTCAAGGTTCTACGGGACGGGGATGCGCGGAGCCGAGGCAAGTCGCGTCAACACATCCGAAGATGACCGCCTTCGTCATCGTGTGTACTTCTATGTTGATGATGGAAACGGGGTAGTTCCAGAATCTGGTGTTGGAGATCAGATTCACGGGGTGATTCTCAACAACATCTACGACGCAAATCGCGATCCGCTGAAATTGCGCGGACGGGTAAAGAACGCAAACGAGTTTGAATCTGCGGTGGCAGATGCAGGATTCGATGGCGTGTACTTTCCGAAAGCACTTTCCCAGCGCGGCATTGACATGGGCGCTATTGCTCTCATCGGCAAGCGTTCTGTCCCAGTCGAGCGCAAGGGTTCTTACAACGAGAACGTGCTTCGTCAGATGCAGATTGTTGAACGCGGCGGAACGCTCTCGGCCCGTTTCAAGAAGACCACGGGTACGCCGAGCGAAACAACGACATCGACAGAACTTGCCAAGCGGTTTGAGCAGCGGACAACTGGCGTGAGCGAACCGATCAAGAACTTGATCAACACGCTCAACTCAATCATCACGGGTCGAGATTTTGCGGCGCTTGCGCCGACGGCAAACCAACAGGCGGTCGCAAATGCAGCCGCCGGAAATTACGTCGAAATTTACCCAAGCGTCCGCGCCAAGTTCATGTACTTGGACGAGACGATCATGCTGTCCAAGAAAGATGTTGATGGCGACGGTCGGATATTCGCGCATGAATTGATGCACGCCGCAACATCGGTCCGGATCGATGATTATGTTCGTCGATTCCTGAACGAAGTAACGAGAGGTCCGAGTGGACTAATTGATCTTTCGTTGGTCGAGCAATACAAGAAGTACAACTTCACGACGTTGTCTGGCAAGGCGTACATGGATGGCCTTGCGCTGATGTCGAATCATCCAAAGGTTGATCCAGCAATGAAGGAACTGATTGACTGCTTCCTTGAAGCAGCAAAATCAAGTCCATCGAATTACACGATAATGACGGAAGGTCGGGTGCGCCGTACCGGAAGATTTACTTACACCGGAAGCAATCCGATTGAGGTTGTTGAAGAACAGAAGGTACTCAAGAAGTACCGATTCCCTCTTCCGGGTCAAACAGAATCTACTTACGAAGAGGTTCCGTACACCCAATATCAAGTTGTCATCAAGAATGAAACCGAGAAGGGTGATCTCGTAGTTGGTCATTACAACAACAGACAACAAGCAGATTTTGCGGCAAATGAACTACGGTCTGGAAAGCCAACTTCCTCTCTCAATTCGTTGTTTCCGCAGACTGGTACTGGCTTGGTTGCAGAAACGAAGATGACTGGTAAGGGCGCTGTCAATCAGGGCCAAGGTGGAGACGTTGTAGTCAATCGCGGAGGAATGTACGGATTCGGAAATCTGCATGAGTTCATCGCCGAGTGCGCCAACAATGCCGCATTCCAAAACGTCCTTCGCAAGTTGCCGTCGAAGGGTCGTGGAGGAACCGTGTTCACTCGCTTGATGAGCGCGATTCGCCAGTTGCTCGGATTGTCTGAAGACAAGCAGACGATGCTTGACGATGTCATGCGATTGACCGAGGAAATCGCAACGGTCGATATGACTGCTGCAACTCAAGGTCGCCGACAGGCTGTCGCTGGTGAAACTAACGCTCCTGCTATCAAGCCAAGACTGTCATACGGATTGGCTATTGCCAATGGGTTGACGGAAGTTCGGAAGACGGATGATGACACATTCCGGTTGGTCTACGAAGTTCCCGGCATTGATCTTGTGAGTCGATATGGATCAGATGGTTTGACGATCAGTATTGGCAAGACCGACAAACTTCCGATTTACATGACGCTATATCGGGATTCAAATGATGGGAATTGGTACATCGATGAAGCGAAGTACCGATCCCGTTATCTCTACGACCTTGGATATCCCGAGACAACCGGACTGAATCTTGGGAAAACGAAAACAGCGGCTGCTAAAAAGATTGCGAGCATTGTTTCCGACATGGCTTTGTTGGTGTCGAACTACAACGAAGCAAACTTGGAATCGGTACGACTCGACGCAATTGCTCGTAATCCAAATGTCAAGGTAACTGTAAATGACACTCGGGCTGCGTCAAGTAGTGCGTCTTTTGCTGCCCGTCCTTCCGTGTCTCCGGAAGCAAAGGCTGACGCTGCTGCGGTTGCCATCTTTGATGTTGCCAAGAATCGTCTTGGCACGCTGCTGAATTCTCTTCCCAAGGACAAGACCAAGTGGTCTGCTTCTGATGTTGCTGCCGTCAAGGCTGCTCGCAAGGAAGTGATGGCGGCTGTCCGTGGCCTGAAGCGCAAACCGAAGGGTGCAGATGTCGGAACGATGGCGTATGGCATGGGCCGTCGCGAAGGTCAGGTCGGCGGCATGATCAAGGGGCGCAAGGAAGGTATGCGCGAAGAGCGCGAGCGCCAGCGTGCCGAAGCAATTGCCAAGCGCAAGGAACTTCGCACCTCATTTGTTGCGCGTGTTGAGAAACTCCGCGCCCAGATCGAAGCCGCCGCCGAGAAGAACGATGTGTTGCGGCAGCGCATGGAAATGATGCGGAAGATGGAACGCCTGAATCGCGATGCCGCTGCTGAGCGTGCTGGCAAGCGCGTCATCAAGGCGTGGTTCGCTGGTCAACAGAAGGGTTCAACCGCTGGGTACAACGAAGCCAAGCGGGAGATGAAGGAGATCCGCAAGGCGGCAGCGGAAGTGATCGGCACGCTGCCGCGATCCATGCGTGGCAAGTACATCGATGCGGTCGCCCGGATGAAGACCGCCGCTGGCATCGACCAGATCGCTCGTCGCGTGGTTCGCGATCTCGCCATTGCCGAGGCTGCGGAAACAGTCGGAGATATCAACCGCCTGATCAAGCGGGTGAAGAAGGTTGGGCTGCGTGCCGAAACCCGAACCAATCTCCTGACTGACTTGACGGCTGCTCGATCCATGCTCGCGTCCGGAAAGAAGCGCCTGCTCCCGTTCACCAACACGGCTGATCTTGCAAACCGGACGGCTGCTGCCCGGTCGTTGCAGGAAGGCGTGCTGCATGAGTTCGACATGGAGCGTCAGGAATACCGCGACGCTCGCGACGAACGCGCAATGGAAGCAACGGCTGACGCGATTGCGCTCGGCAAGACTCTTGCAGCGCTGCCCAAGATTGAGCGCGGCAAGTTGTCATCGGTCGCGCCCAAGCGTGGCATTGTCGCCGACATCCTTGTGTCCAATTCCAATGCCGATATGTACACCCTGATGCACGCCATCGAAGGTGGCGCAAACGGGATCCTCGGGAAGATCTGGACTGGCATCAACGCGGCCAAGGGAAGCATGACGCTTGCTCGCAAGTCGATTGACGAGAAGATCGACAAGGCTCTGCGAGATGCTGGGTACAACGGTTACGACGGATATGCCACTACTGCCGCTGGTCTGTATGGAGACTCTGCTGCCGAGTCGGTATCCGTGACCATTGGTGGCAAGGCCATGACCATCACGACCGACCAGTTGCTGAACATCGCTGCGATGGACCAGCAGACGGTCGATCTGCTGACCGACGCTACGAATCCGGCTGGCGACAAGGGCGCTCCGATTGTGTTCTCGACGGATCGAAACGCCAAGCCGATGTATCTGACGAAGCAGGAGTTTGATGCCATTCGTGCTGGCCTGTCAACCGGACAGCGCAATCTGATCGACACGATGAAGTCGATCCTTGATACGGACATCCGCCCCGCTGCGTTCGACATTCACTTCCAGATCCACGGGCGACAGCCGAGCATCGTGCCGGGGTACTTCCCGCGCAAGCGTCTCGGCGACGAGATCTCGGAGCAGGGCATCGATCCGAATATGCAGCCGGGTGCGGTGGTGAACACCATGCTGTCGAACGCAGGGTTCCTCCAAGAGCGCGTGGCCGCAAAGTCCACGATGGTCATCGGCGGAATGATGCGGACGATGGATGACCACATCGAGGAATCCCTGCGACTGATTCACTTGTCGCTGCCATTGCGCCATGCCATGTCGGTGCTGAAGTCCGCTGCTGTTCGCACCGGAATCGAGGAGACGATGGGCGATGGCGGAAACGACAGCATCAGGAAGTTGGTACTGAACGGAGTCGGCCTGTCCGGCAAGCCGCAGGGTGGACTCATCGAGGGGATCAACGCCAACATCAGCGGCGCTCTGATCACCATCAACCCCAAGACTTGGCTGCGTCAGATCGGCGGCGTGTTCCGTCTCGCTTCCGAAATGCCAGCGGGTGCATGGGCTGCTGGTGTCGGTCGCATGATTGTCATGTCTCCGAGCGAGCGATCCAAGATGGCGCAGTCCATCGAGTCCATCAACGGGTACTTCTACGACAGGCATCGCCGCAGTCAGGTCGGCATCTTCGCCAACGTGCTTGGCAACGCCAACAATTCCAAGGACCGATGGACTGCTGCGTTGCAGTCATCTGCGCGTTCATTCCGTGCCATCGGCGAGGATGTTGCGGCTGGTCGATTCACGCAGGCCGCTCGCGATGTGCGCGACGGCGTGCTGCCCATCAGCCGAGTGATAAAGAGTGCGGACGGCGTGCTTCGCATCATCGACAGACAGATCATGCTGGCCGCTTTCCTCGGCGCACGGGCCGATGTGATGAAGACCAACCCGTCGATGAGCGCAGCGGAAGCGGATGTTGCTGCTGCTCGGCTGGCTGAATATGCGTTCCGCAAGACGCAAAACGTCAGCGATCCGATGGATGACACGGTGTTCGCCGCTCGGCAGAAGTTCTCGCAGGGTGTCGGTCGCCTGATGTTCCCGTTCAGCAGCGACCCGCTGAAGGGTTACAACCAGTTGCGCCGCGCCATCGCCAGCAGGGATCCGTCTCTCATCGCCCGTACCACCGCCGGGATCACGGGCAATATCGCCACCGCTGCGGCGGTCAACCCCCTGTGGATGACGGCTGGTCTCGCCATTGCCAACGCGCTGGGCGGAAGCGGAGATGACGAGGATGACGAGATGATCCGGCGCATGGAGATGGAGAAGCAGTACCGCTACCTCGGGCCTACGATTGCCGCAGACGCTTCCGCCGTGGCGTTTGGCTATCTGGGCATGGCGGCTGGCGCGATGATCGACGGGGCAATGGGAAGCCCGGAACGGGCAGACGATGTGCTTGAGCCGCTCGTCGTGCGTTTCCTCGGCGACACCACCCAGTACATCGCCAAGGGTCAGATGTCGATGGGCGCGAAGGCTGCGTTGCAAATGGCTGGCGTGCCTGTGGTTGCGCCATTCTCCACCGTCGAAAGCGTCTACCGTGCCGCGAACCCCAGCGACTCCAAGTTGCTGGAGTACTACCGAAAGTTGGATAGGGCTGGACAACTTAACCTCAAGCAGCGCCAGCGCATGAACGTGCTGGCTGCGGCGGAACGGATGAGGCTTGCCCGAGAGAAGCGGGACAAAGTACTGAACCCCTGATTGACAGGACATTGTGGTGTAGTTACCATGTGTGTGCGGTTCAATCCGCAGAAAGGAGAGACACATGGAAACACCACACCCCCGTCGCCACGCAACGCTGACGATCAAGGCTGCAACGAAGCGCCGAATCGAGCAGTTTGCGGAGGCTGGTCGATGGACGCAATGCGCGTTGATCGATCTGCTGTTGGATCGGTATGAGCATGAACTGCCGCAGCGCGTCAGTTCGGAAACGCCTGAAACCCGTTCGTACATTTGACAAACGCCGTGGGCCACAAGGACCACACGGCGGTTTGGGAGAGACCAATGACCGTTACCAAGTTTGAAATACCAGCGTTCCCGCACGTTCAGCAGGAACTGCCCGACACAATCTATCACTCGCTTCCGTTGATGTCCGCTTCGCGCCTCCGAATTCTGGAGCGAAGCACATCTTTGCATCTGGCGCACAGCATGGCGAACCCGTCGGATTCCCCGGCGCTCGCCGTGGGACGCGCCCTGCATTGCAAGGTGCTGACCCCCAGCCTGTACTTGCGTGACTTTGTGGTAGCACCACAAGTGGATCGACGCACGAAGGAAGGCAAGGCAACGTGGGAATCGTTCATCGCGACGGCTGGCAATCGGACTGTCCTTACGACGGAGCAGGCCGAAGAAGTCAGCGCGATGGCGGCATCCATCGAGCAGCACCCGGACGCGAAGATGATTGTGTCTGGTTTGGCTGGCACGCCCGAGGTGTCCCTGTTCGCGGAGATCGCTGGCGTGAAGGCGAAGTCTCGGTTCGACCGACTGGTTGAAGTCGGCGATGAACGAATCATCGTCGATGTGAAGACCACCTCGGGCAGCGCTTCGCAGTCGGAGTTTGAGAAGACCATCTGGAATTTCGGCTACGGAATCCAGAGCGCGTTCTATCTGGAGATGGCGCGTGCGTGCGGCGTACCCGCGCAGCACTTCGTGTTCGTCGTGGTCGAGAAGACAGCACCGTATGCGGTCGCGGTTTATCGCTTCAACGATGCCATCGCCAGCGCCTTCCGCCCCCGGATGCTTGAACTGGTGTCCCAGTACAAGACGTTCGTCGAGGAAGGACCGAAGGGTTACGAAGGAGTCACGGAGATCGGCATCCCAGCGTGGGCTGTCGCTCGTATCGCACCGAACTTGGGAGAGTTCAATGAAGTCTGAAATCGTGAAGGCTGGCATGACCAGCGACAAGATTGAGTTGATCGGACGCACCATCGCGAAGGGCTGCTCGCCCGACGAGTTGGCGCTCTTCATCGCCATCTGCGACCGCACCGGGCTGGACCCGTTCGCTCGTCAGATCTACGCCATTCCGCGCTGGGACAACAAGGCGAAGCGCAATGTGATGCAGCCACAGGTCTCCATCGACGGCGCTCGGCTGGTAGCCCAGCGGTCGCAAGGCTACTGCGGTCAGGATGGACCGTACTGGTGCGGCGATGACGGCGTGTGGAAAGATGTGTGGCTGTCTTCCAAGCCGCCAGCAGCAGCCAAGATCGGCGTGATGCGGACCGGGTTCACGCAGCCGCTGTACGCAGTCGCTCTATTCAGCGAGTACGCGCAGCGCTTTGATGACGGCAACCTGTCCGGGCTGTGGAAGAAAATGCCTGTGAATATGATTGCGAAGTGTGCTGAAATGCTCGCTCTTCGCAAGGCTTTCCCGGCGGAGTTGTCCGGTCTGTACAGCGCCGAGGAAATGTCACAGGCTGATCCGGTTGTGCAGGAAGCGCCCGTGGTTTCTTCGGAGTTCGCTCCGCTGAAGCGCTTGCAGGCACACACCGCTGCGCCTATGATTGAAGCGCCATCCACTCCGGTCGCGGTTGCTGCCGTGACCATTCCGTCCCCCGGAAGGGGCGGGAGCGTCGCTAACGCTGATGCTCCTGCCCTCCCGGCGGGGGAGGCCAAGGAACAAGTCGATCCCGGCTACGAGGTCTTCGTCATCACGGAGATCGAGTACGCGACCTCGCGTGGAACGAACTCGCAGGAGTTCGTCCGCGTCACGGCGCACGATGGATCGAAGTACTGCTGCTGGGACAGCAACCTGTTCGCTCGCATCGACGAGTGCCTGAACATGGAGGTCAAGGCTGTGGTGCAGTTCCCGCCGCCGTCCACCGCCGCCCGTGGCGCGAAGCCGAAGATCGTGGAGATCATCGGATCTAAGGAACCCGTGAAGCGCGAGGAGGTGGACGATGCGGCCATCCCGTTCTGATCACATGAGCATCTATGGGGGCGGCGCAAGCCGCCCCCATACTGGCGCACATCAGATCGCTCGACGATCCGATCCTTCTACGTCGCACGCTGCTGCCTCTGAAATCGCGCCGAAACTGGGGAAGATCCAGCAGCAGTTGCTGCTGGCGTTTCATTCCCAAGCGGCTCGCAACGGCCTGACTCCGGACGAAGCAGAGGATGTTGCTGGTTTGCATCCGGGTGCGCGTCGTAGGATCAGCGAACTGCATGAGGCTGGGTTGATTGAACCGACGGGAGAGGTTCGCCGTGGTCGTTCCGGAAAGGCCCAGCGCGTGTTCGTTCTTGCCAGTCCATCGCATCCTGACACCCTGTTCCCGATGGGGGTGAGCCGATGATCGAATGCGCTCTGACTGTTTCGCACATCCGAAACAACGAGGCTGTCTATGCAGGGGATGCGCTGTTCTCGACCGATGACAATGACCAGTCATCGCTCGCGACGGTCGTGATGGAGTGCCTGTCCATGACCATCCTTGGCATGGAGGCGCACGCCACCCGCGATGACTACAAGCGGATCGACCAGAAGGGTATCGATGTGACCATCGCGAACGGGGAGAAGACAGCGCGGTTCTGTCTTCGCCACAATCGCGGATCGAATCCGGTTGACGCTGCCGATGCGTTGATGGACTGGCTGCACGGCGACATCGTGAAGGGAGTCATCGAATGAGTCTCCCGTGGTTTCCGTTGTACGCAAACGACCTGTCGCTCTCGACGGCAACGATGACGGCATCGTGCCTCGGCTCGTACATCCGGCTGCTCTGCTATGCGTGGAGCGCCGGGGGCATCCCGAACGACTACGAGATCTGCTCTCGCATCGCCGTCGGCATGACCCCCACCGAGTGGAACGAGATCCGGTCGAGGCTGGAACTGGTGGCAGATCCTGATAGCGCTGTCGAGAAGTTGGTCCACCCGCGCATGGAGCGGGAGCGCGAGCGGACCGAGACGATCCGACAGTCTCGTCGAGAGGCTGCGGCACGCACAAACGCAGCACGTTGGGGTGCTGACCGAGTCGGTGACCGATCCGGTGACCGAGTCGCCGAGCGGTCGTATCCACATTCACAGTCACATACACAAGAACAGGACCGAGTCGCTGACCGATTCGGTAAGCGAAAGCATGACGCAGCAGCGCAACTCAAGCGCATTCAGGAGGACGGCAAGTGAGCAAGAAGAAGCGCAAGACCAAGATCACGAAGACTCAGCGAATCGAACAGCAAATCAAGTTGCTGTACAGGACAATGAAGGAGTATTGGGACATGGAACACAAACTGATCGCAACTGGTGATCAGATGTTCCACCGCATCTACCAACTTGAACAGATCATGCGTGGCGAGTACGAGGAGGACGGCAAGTGAGCGACTTCGACCCCATCCCCCGGCTTCAGCACATCGCCGCAACCCTTGACGACGGAGGACACTTCGACGCCCCCGCCACCGCAGCGCACTACATCAACTGTGCGATCAAGGAGATCGAACGGCTGCGGCGGGAGTCTGGCGAGGCACGGCGGGAAATCGGCGATTCGCTTCAAACGCTGATTCACTTTCGGCAGGAGCGGGACGCGCTCCGCGCCGAGCGCGACGAGGCAGTCAGGGAATGCAACAGGCTGGCACAGCGAAACACCATGCTGGTGAACGAACTGTCCGAGCGCGGTCGCGTCTTTACTCCGGAACAGTTGAAGGCTGCAATCGTGAAGGCACTTTATGAGGGAGAAGGATGAACGACGAACAGGACGTTGTGCTGCTGGCCGAGGGATTCCACCGTGGATTCCTCGGCCTCACGCAGGAGTGGAATGGGCGCACGCGCTCGGTCTATGACTACGAGCGCTGCGTTCGCATCCTGACCAAGCGTGACAAGATGACCGAAGAGGAAGCGCGGGAGTTCATGGACTTCAACGTGGTTGGCTCGTATGTCGGAGAGGCAACCCCGTTGTTCGTGAGACGCATGACCATCAAACAGATGTAGGAAGATTGGGAGAGACAATTGGACAAGCCGACATATCTACAAACGTGGTCGCTGATCACAAGCCTGTGGCCTGACTGGTGTCCGAACGATGCGACGGCGCGACTGTGCGCCGAGCGCTGGGGGGATATCCATCAGGACAAGTTGCAGGAGGCTGCGAAACTCCACAAGATGGAAGCCAGCGGCCAGTACAAGGAGCCGAAGGTTCATCGCATCATGGAGATCTACGCGCAGCGAACGTCGCAGGCGTGGAACGTGAGCGATCCAGTCAAGCAGGAGTGGAAGGGCGTTGGCCCGACCACATCGGAGTACGCCGAGTGGGACCGCTGGGCAGAGGATGTTCTGTCCAACGTGACCGACGAGGAACTTGAACAGGCCAATCAGATCTACGCCGCGTCATCCACCCGAGTGCTGGCGTGCGCCGTGGACTACGTCCGCAAGCGCAAGGCTGGCATCCGCATTCCAATGGGGAGGGATATCAGATGAAGATCTACGAGACATCGTTCATCCACAAGATGGACATGACTCCGAGGGAGCGCGTGCAGCACGCAGAGAATGAACTTGCTCGCGCCATCGAGCGCGAGAGGATCCGTGCGTGTGCTGCCGCCTCGATGGATGACATGATCAGGGAGATGGTGTTCTCGCTCCGTCAGATGTTGCCGATGACATCGCTCGGTCTGCCAGCGAAGAAGAGATTGACAGGGATCATCCTGCGTGCAGAGAAGGACCGACTTCATATCGCGGACGGAGGTGAGTATGCCTGTCGATTCAAGTTCGATACCGAGGACGATTGAACTACCGCTGCCAAAGGTTCAGGGGTCCAACGCACGCAGCCATTGGACGGTGCGCTCGCGGACCGCGAAGTCGGATCGATACGTCGCTTTCGGAATCGCCGGAGGCCGACTTCTTCGGAAGCCTATGGAGTCTGCCCATGTGTTCATCGACTGGCATTGCCTGACCAAGCGGCTGATCGATTGCGACAATGCGCTATCCCGGTGTAAGTCGTACCTCGATGGGCTGACCGACGCTGGCTGGTGGGTGGATGACCGGGCAATCCGGGTGGTGACCATCGCCGTCCACCCAGCAGCGCCGGATCGCAAGGGCATCGTGAGGATCCGGGCGACCCCCGTGGAATGACAAGCCCCGCGCCAATGGCGCGGGGCTTGTCGTTGACCGGGCTGGTCAGTACGGCCACGGCGTGACCGGGGGCGTGACGGGCCACACATCCGGTTGCCAGCGCCGGGGCTTGCCGTCGCAGCCGGGGTACTTCGGCTGGGGCTGCAAGCCCCACGGGTTCACCGGGTTCAGCCCGGGGAGACGGTCGAAGCCGTAGCCGTTCCAGCCACCGCCGGGGAGCGGGAGCGCGTAGCCGTCGCGCCACGCCCACGCGCCGCCGGGGAGCGGCTGGACCCAGTTGTCGCCCGTGTACCAGCCACCACCGGGCAGCGGCACGACGAAGTCAGAGGCGAGGATCGAGAGCAGGATCAGAGTGTGCATCGGAATCTCCTAGCGTTGTGAGAAGTGAAGTGAGGAAACGAAAGCCCCCCGGCGACGGGCCGGGGGGCGGGGTTAGGCAGGGGTCAGGTCACGCGACCAGTTCCGCCGCCGCGTCGAGCGCGGTGGAGACATCGTCGGCCACCGTGCCGTCCCATGCGGCGTAGGTGCGGACCGCCGCTTCCTTGGTGCGGACGCTCTCCTCGGCGCGAGCGTGCTGGATCCAGTTGGTGATGGCGTTCGCTGCCACCCACAGGTTGGTCCCGTAGTCGCGCTTCTCGGTGTCGAACACCCGGGCGGCGTGCGCCAGTCCGGCCACCGCACGCTCGCGGCGGCGCTCCTCCCAGCCGTTCTTGGGCTGGGTCGGAACAGGCCCGTCGATGCGCTGAATGACATCCAACCACAGGGACTGGACCTCCGCGACGCTGACCGGGGTACGCGCCATCTTGCGTGCGACCTCCGCGCCCTTCTCGATGGTGTTGTCCCAGTTCTTGATGCACCGGGCCAGTTCCTCGACACGGGTGTTGAGGTTCAGCGTGTGCCGGAAGGACATGGCGTTCCGGCGAGCGCCGAGCGCGAGGTGGAACGTGTTGCTGCACACGACCCGGATGCCCGTGGGGATGGCCTTCAGCGCCAGCGAGCCGTCGTGGCCGTTGGCGATGAACAGGTACGGGATGGTCTCGTCGCCGGGAGCGCCGAACTCCACCGACTTCCCACGGAGGAGCATCCACACGCGGCGACCGCCCCGGATGGATCCCGCCGTCTCGACTTCGGCGTTGCCGTCAGCCGTCGAGCGCAGCGCGTAGGCCAGTTCGGCCAACTGCTGGTTCTGAAACGGAACGTAGTCCGGGCCGACCACGCCGAGGACCGACTTGTCATCGGAGCGCACCAGCACCTTCGCGGTGTCGGTCGAGATCCGGTACTCGCCCTGCTCGCCGGGGTTGAAGATGCCCGTGATGGTGTCCGACTCCTCGACCGTCCACTCCAGCCCCGCCACCTTGAGCGCGGCGAACGGGTTCATCGCGCCCTTGACCACGGTCCCCAGCCCGTGCCATGCGCTGGTGTCGGCGAGAGCGAGTCCGTCATTCTGCTTCAGTTCGTGTGCCATGTGTCTGTCTCCCAATCTTGAGCGCCTCGCGACGCGCACCACGCGGTGCGTGTGTTGAGGTGCAGGAACTATAGCACAAAGTCAGACAGCGCGGAATCAATTCGGCGGCTTCTTCGGAAGTTTGTGTTCCCGGGAATGGAAAGCCCCGCCGGGGTCGGCAGGGCTGGGGGAGCGATCCAAAGTTTCGCAGTCTTATCTGCGTTCCAAGACCAGCGTCAGGCGGGTGTCCAGTTCGCCCTGCTCGGGCGCGGTCAGCATCCGCAGGACCGTCGCCCGGTGGATCTTGGCGCGGATGCTGGAGGCCCGGAGGCTGGCCGTGCGCTGGTCGAGCGCGGCGGCAAACAGGTCGGTCTCCAGCGAGCCGATCTGCCCGTGGAGGGCATCGTAGGTGGGGTTCCGGCGCATCACCATTCCCCCTGCCAGCGCTCGCCGTGGCGGTCCTCCCAGCACGCGATCCCGTACTGGCGGTCGGACCACGCCGCGCAGTCGGCGGCGCTCCTGCCGTCTCGGGTTCCGTACTCCTCGGAGACGGTCTCCAGCGCCGCGTCCAGCGCCTCGGCTCGACGCAGGATCCGCGCCAGCCGCAGCCCGAATGCGCCGCCCATGATCAGAGCGCGGAACTGGAGCCACTCCAAGCCCCAGCAAGCCTTGCCGACGTACTCCAACGTGTAGACGAAGCCTCCGCAGCGGGTGTCCCGGTGCATGGCCCGGTGCGCGGCGTAAACGTCGCGAGAGATCAAACGGTGGAGTTCGGCGAAGGCGCGGTCCAGCAGGCGCTGCTGGGCGCGAGTCGCGTAGCGCTCGATGCGGTCGAGGCGTGCGAATGAGGTCGTGCGCGTGATTGTGATGTTCATGGTGTCTCTCCTGTGGTGTGGTGTTAGGCGTTGGTGTCTTCGGGGCGCTTCGCGGTGTCGAACGTGCTGACGAGCAGCACAATCATTCCGCCGACGTTGCCGTCGCGGCCACCGATGGGCTGGTAGTACGCGCCGTGCCTGTCCAGCCCAGTTCGCTGCATGAATGCATGGAGGTTGGCAAGCGTTCGCCGTGCGCGTCCTTCCCCGTCACCCTTGCCGGATCTTCCGTAGTAGTGCAATTCAAATGCGCCAAGGTGGTAGATGACCTTGTCGGGCTTCGCGCCCATTCGTCCAATGATGTGCTGCATCGTGGTCTCTTCGGTGGCGGTCTTCATGGTGGTGTCTCCTGTGGTGTGGTGTGGTGTCAGGCGGTCTTCCCGTCCTCGGGGCGCTTGACGGTCTTGAGGTGCGCCAGCAGCGCGAGCCGCGTGACCTTGGTGACGAGCGCGTCGAGGCGGCAAGCCGTGGTCGGCTTGCGACCATCGCACAGGGCATTGCCGTACACCAGCACGCTCCGCAGCGTCGTGCATTCCTTCGGGGTGAGATCGGCGAAGTCCTCGATGATGCCGATGCCCTCGGCGTACCAGTCGGACAGCACTCCGTCGTGGCTGTGGCGGTCGCGAGCGTTCCAGCCGCCGTTGTTGTACGCCTCGTGGTAGATGCGGTTGATCCAGCGCAGCGCGTCGCCGTGCGCGGTTGGAGCCGAGCCGTTCTCGGGGACCAGCGCGTCGTACAGCGCGTCGTGAATCTCTTGCAGTTCGCCCTCGTCGTTCAAGTAGGTCGGCGAGTAGGTGCGCTTGGCGGTCTTGATGGTCTTGTCGGTCTTCATGGCTGTGTCTCCCAAACTGTGGTGCGTTGTGCGTGCCACGGTGGCAAGCCCAAGCCCCCCGGCGCGAGCCGGGAGGCGAGGGCGAGTCACAGTCAGGCTTGCGTGCCGTACTCGGTTCCCGTGGCTGGGCAGGAGTCTGCGCGAGCGCACGCCTCGCACAGGCCGGAGAGGCTTTCCAATTCCGAGATCGGCTCCTCTAGGAACGTCTCGCATCGGTCGCAGACGGACGGCTTGCGGGTCAGCGTGTTCTTGCAGATGTACCGGGCGGAGATGCCGTTGTACGGCGCTGCGTCGGCGCGGCTGGGCCTCGGGATGTGCAACAGCGCGTGCTGCACGCCGTCGGCGTAGGCGTTGACGCGGTCCAGCATCGCACGCTTGCCCGTGACGTAGAACACCAACTCGGTGTCCTTCACGTTGCCGTGCAGGATCACGCGGTGCAGCGCGTAGCACGTTCGGCCAATCGGGCGAAGGATGAACGACCCGACGAGGTCGGTTTCGTGCAGTTGCGTGGTCCACCCAGCCACCTCGGGCTGGTTGTTGACGAGGTGCGGATGCACGATGGAGTTGAGGCGGCGGACGGCGAGCGAGAGGTCGTGGAAGGTGATGCGGGTAGTCATGGTGTTGCTCCTGGGTGGTGCGTTGTGGTGTGTCAGTCGTTGGTGGTGGTGACGATGAGATCGGTGACGATGCCGCCAGCCAGCCCCTGCGCCGCGTCGTGCTGGTTGAGGTAGGCGTGGCCGGGGAAGCGATGCAGCAGCGCGGCGATGCCCTCGCGGATGGTCTCGCAGATGGCCTCGTAGTCGGCGGTGGTGTGGCCGTCGGTCATGCCGTTGTCCACGCGGTGGTTGGTGCGCTCCCACAGCAGCGCGGCGTTGCGGACCGCGTTGATGACTGCACGCTCCATGCAGTCGGTGCGGTGGTAGAGGTTGATGTCGAAGCAGCGCACGGTGTCCGCGAAGCGCTTGGAGGGAACCGATCCCTCGATGTTGATCTCGGAAACGGTGTTGCCGTCGCAAACGAGCGCAGCGCAGACGAGGATCTTGGTGTCGGTCTTGATCTTGATGGTGTGAGTCGTGGTCATTGTGTGGTTCCTTGTGTGAGTGTGTGGTGTCTGATCAGGCGCGAAGGACAGAGAGGACGGTGGCAACGTGAGCGGCGCACGCTGCGACGCTGTGGGACTGGAGGTGCGCGTAGTGCTTGGCGCGTTCGCCGTCGGCAACGGGAAGGCGAGCGCACTTGATGAGCGAGCCGCTGACGTTGTGGATGCTGGTGGTGGCCGCATGGCATTGGAGCGACTCGCTGAACGTGATCGCGCCGATCTGCTGCGCGAAGTCGATGATGCCAGCGTGCCTCGCATGGGCTTGCTTGACGCTGGCGAGAGTGTCGCGTCCGTTGATGTACTGGACGTTCCGGTGGTGGCGCTCGATCCAATTGGCGAGGGCGTTGCGAGTGGTCGTGCGGACGGTTGCTTCGACGATGTTCATGGGTCTCTCCATCTAGGTTGCGTCGTGCTGTGGGAACACTCCCACAATGCACCACATAAGAGTATCAGCATCTGCGTTGCGTGCAAGCCAGTAAATCCAGCGGATTTCGTGACTTTCGTCGCAAGGGGTGGTAATCAGGTGGGGCATGGCAAACCAGCACAGCCCAGCCCCCAAGCGTCGTGGACCCGGCAGACCGCCCAAGAGCGCAGCCGGGGATATCGAAGCCGCAAAGAAGGCGTGGCTGGCCGCGTTCCCTGATCACGGCTGGGACGGCGCGTGCGGCATCGCTGGCGTTGCCATAAGCACGCCATCGTCGTGGCGGCGCATCGATCCCGAGTTCCACGCAGCGCTGGAGCAGTTGGACATCGAGATCGCAGACCGCTACGAGAAGATCGCCGACGAGGCCATCGCTGGCAAGCGTCAGATGGATCGCAGCGCTGCGACGTTGCTGATCTTCCGGCTGAAGGCGCTGCGACCGAAGAAGTACCGCGAGCGCATGAACATCGAACATACGGGCGCTGACGGCGGCTCGATCAAGGTCGAGAACGGCGACGCGAGTACTGGCGCGAAGATGCTGCGCGAGTGGGGAGCGCGGATCGGTGTCGAACGAAACTGATCGCATCGTCGCGCTGCGCGAGCGCGTGATTCGCGCAAGCCCATCTGATCAGGCGCACCTTCACGCAGCGCTGCGCGAAGACTTCGCAGCGTGGTGTGAATGCTGCGCGTGGACGTACCGCGTGAAGGAGATCGATGCAACCGGACGCGAGCGCCCTGTCATCACGCCGCACACGCCGTTCGTCCTGTGGGACTGTCAGCGCGTCGCGGCGAGCGAGATCGTCGCTGGCGTGCGCGATGGTCGCGACGTTGTGGTGCGGAAGACTCGCGACATGGGAGCGTCGTGGCTGCTGTGCGCCGTCGCCGTGTGGGGCTGGATGTTCCACGGCTGGCAGTCGCTGCTCGTCAGTCGCGTCGAGGATCTTGTTGACCGCACGGGCGACCCCGACAGCCTGTTCTGGAAAGTGGACTACCTGATCGCATCGCAGCCCGAGTGGCTGCTGCCAGCGAAGCCCGAGCGCTTCGCCAAGGGCGGCGAGTGGCGGCAGCACATGATGCTGCGGCATCCCGACAGCGGCGCGACGATTGCGGGTCAGGCCAGCACCGAACACATCGGACGCGGTGGCCGTCGCACGCTGATCCTGTTCGACGAGTTCGCGGCGCTCGACCACGCCGACGCTGCGTGGCGCTCGGCTGCTGACTGCTCGTCGTGTCGCATCGCGTGCAGCACGCCCATCGGCGCGGGAACCGAGTACGCGAGGCTGGTGAGTGTGGCACGCACCACGGGCGAGCCGAGGCTGGTCGAGTTGATGTACTGGCAGCACCCCGAGAAGGGACGCGGCGCTGTGCAGCGCGTTGACGAGGACGGCAGCGTCACCGGGTTCGCTGGTGCGACGTACACATGGACACCGTGGCTGGCCGACCAGTTGCGTCGCCGTGATCGCATCGACCTCGCGCAGAACGTGTTCGCCGAGAGCGTGGGCAGCGGCGCGTCGTTCTTTGCGTCGCACATCGTCACGCAGCACCGCGAGGAGTTCGGCAAGACACCGCGACGCTGCGAGGTGGTCAACGGGAAACTGGATCAGCAGCCGCAAGGTCGTTGGCGTGTGTGGGCTGCACCACAGCGCACCACCGAGTACGTCGTGTTCATCGATCCGTCGTACGGCACGGGCAGCGCGAACGCGGCGGTTTGCATCATGGATGCCAACAAGCGCGAGGTGGTCGCCGAGTTCGCCGATCCGAACATCCCGCCCTACGACCTCGCGCTGGAAGTCGCACAGGCTTGTCGGCGCGTGTGGCGTGGACGGCGCGATCCGCTGATCGGCTGGGAGACCAACGGTCCCGGCGCGTCGATGCAGCACGACTTTGAGCGAGCGTCGTGGCACAACGTCTACCGCCAGCGTCAGGAAGGCACGGTCGCCGAGCAGCGCACCATGCGCGTCGGCTGGACCAGCAGCAAGCGTGCCAAGCGCACGCTGCTTGGCAACCTCGCAAGGCAACTGGCGCAGGGCGAGTGCATCGTCCGCAGCGAAGAGTGCCTCGACGAGATGTTGGAGTATGTGGTGCTTGACGATGGCAGCATCGAGGCTGGGTCTCGGCGCGACGAAGCAACTGGTGCGCGTGAGTCACACGGTGACCGAGTCATCGCCTTGGCTGGTGCGCTCATGTTGTGTGATGAAGTGGGGCAGCCGATCCCCGAGAAGCCCGAGTTCGGCACAGACACACTCGGGTCGATACTCAAGCATGAGGAGGTGCTTCGTGGCTAGGAAGCGTGGACCATCGCTGGCGGTCGGTCGTGGTGAGAAGTTGCCCGTCTCAAGGGGCGCTGGGCTGACTGCAAAGGGCAGGGCGAAGTACAACAAGGCAACGGGCAGCAAACTGCAAGCCCCCACAACCGAGAAAGACAACCCGCGCCACAAGTCGTTCTGCGCTCGGTCGAGATCGTGGACAGGCGAGCGCGGCAAGGCTGCGCGAAAGCGATGGGGATGCTGATCATGGCAAAGAACTCGCTCGTCGGCAACATCAACAAGCGTCGCAAACTCGGGATCTCGCGCCCCAAGTCTGCCAAGTCTGTCAGCGCGAAGTCATACGCCGACATGAAGCGCGGCTGGAAGAAGTGACCGTGAAGAAGAAGAAGATGATGAAGAAGGAGACATACAAGTCTCCGATGGCGAAGAAGATGCATGAGAAGCGCGAGTCTCCGATGAAGAAGATGCGCGAGCGCAAGATGGGATACTCGTCCTAATGCCGTTCAAGAGCAAGGCACAGGTCGGCAAGATGTTCGCGACGCATCCGAAGATTGCTCGCGAGATGGCGCACAAGACCAAGAACATGAAGGCTCTTCCGGCTCGCGTCGCGAAGAAGGCAAGCAAGAAGGGAGGCCGATGATGAAGAGCAAGAAGAAGGGCGGCAAGAAGTGCTGATCCGCTGCAACGGCAACGTGCTGATCCCGCTGGTTCGCATTGACAAGTGCGAGGACAAGGGAGACTGCATCATCGTTTGGGTTGGCGATGAGCGCCATTTCGCTCATGGCGAAGATGCGGAAACCATCCGCTCGCTCGTCGCTCGCAAGGCAACGCAGCCCGAGGCTGCAAAGGAACCGATCAATGGCAAAGAACAAGGTCTCAAGTCCATCCCCCACTTCCCGACCAAAGGGAACCGCAACTGATCGTCGCGGATCCGGAGGCGCTATGGGCGGTGGGTTCGGTGGTGGAATGGGCGGCGCGAAGGGTCGCGGAGTCAAGAACGGAAAGCCGGGTCGCTGACCATGCTCAAACTGGATCTCCAATCGCTGCGACGGGAACTGGAGGCTGCGGAAGACTTCCGCGACCAGCACCTGACTGAATGGCGAAGGCTGATCGAGCGGTTCCACGGTCCTGCGTATCGAGCAATCGACACGCAGAACGATGATCCGGAGAACTTCGTCCATGAGTACATCGCGTTGCTGCTTCCGCGCATCGTGCATGACTCTCCGAAGGTTCGGATCAAGACGGCTCGCCCGGTCTCGCAGTCGATGACTGCCGGGATCCTTGAGACTGGCATCAATCGTTGGTGCAAGATGACCAAGGTGCGAACCACCTTGGAGCGAATCACCACAGATATGTTGCTCGGATTCGGTGTTGCGATGGTCGTGAACGAACCTCGCAAGGGGTACAGGACGTTCGACGAGAACGAACCGTACCTTCCGCGCCTGTATCGCATCAGTCCGGATCGCTTCTTCATGGATCCGGCTGCGACGAACGTCGAGGACGCTCGATACATGGGTCATTGCTGGGTCATCGACCGCGATGATCTGTTGGCACAGGCCGAGCGCGAGGATGGCTGGGATTCCGAGGTCATCAATCGTGTCGCCGACAACAGCGGCATCGATGAGATCCGAGATCAGTACCCGGGCAAGCGCGACGTTCCAGACCGCAAGGAGATGGTCGTGTACGAAGTGTTCGTCCCCGAGGTTGTCGATGAGGCAATCGAGGAGATCGACGAGGCAACTGGCCTTCAGATCTTCAGCGGAACCATCTACACGATGCTGAAGGGTCAGAGCGCTGACGGAAAGACCACCGATTCGGGGTTTGTCCGCAAACCACGACCGTACTACGGGCCGCGCACGGGGCCATACACGGTGTTTGGCGTGTACACGGTCCCGGATGATCCGTATCCGCTGTCGCCCATCGTGGCGATCATCCCGCAGATCGACGATGTCAACAACCATCTGCGTTCCATGCGGTACAGCGCCAGCGCTTACAAGCGCCTAATCGCCGTGGACAGCCGCAACGCAAAGATGGCGCAGGACATTCGCGACCGTGATGATCTGTATGTCGTGCTTGCTGACGGCATCGATCCGACGCAAGTCGTTCCAATTGAGATTGGCGGCATCACCCCGCAGCAAGTCCAGTACTCGTCGATGGCGCAAGACAGGCTTGACCGTGTTTCGGGCATTCACGACGCAATGCGCGGCAACATCACCGGACAGGCGACCGCAACAGAGATCAGCGTGGCGGAAAGTTCATCTGGTATGCGGATGGCGCACATCAAGCGGCAGTTTCAGGAGTGCGTCAAT